CAAACTGAGAACGCGGGGGGATACGGACAGAGGGGATGGCAGATGCTCCGGCGCATAGGTCAACGTGAGGTAACTGTTGATCGGATGCATTTTGCTCTCATGTAAACACCGGATCGACCAGTCACGTGCCCGGTCGAGGCGGCAGCCAACGCAGCCGCCGCACGGGATGGTCAAGGGTCGATCGGTATATCCGACGACCTTGTTTTTGGTGAAGCCTCGCTTGCCATCGTTTCGGTCGGGATTGGCGTGGTATCCCTTTTGAGGGTGATAACAAGGCATGATGCCGGGCTACAGCCGGATGCCGCCACGCATAGGATTGCCGCCCATGTTTTTGCGATGGACCTTGGTGCCTTTGCGGAAGTTTTTCCGAGAGGATTTTCCACGCATTTTTGAACGTTTTGCCATTTTGAGAACCTTCGGTTGGAAGAGTGTGAGGGTGGGTCAGACATCGAGGATGTCAGTGGGACTATTGAGAACAAGTAGAATAGTCCCGGGCCGGCGGCGGCGTCCAGCCGCAACCGGCCTAAGGGCTGTTCGCCCTGTTGGTGTTTAGCAGCGATTTTTAGCCTGCGGGAGGCGTTGAAGAAGGAGCTGGCGTCGATGCTGGTGCATCGACAGTTCCCGGCTCTGCCGGGACGTCTTCGACGGGCTTGGCAGGTGGAGCAGCTGGGGGGGCAAGACCAAGCTCGCGAAGCTCGTCGATGTTGTCGGGGTCCTGCGCGAAGTTGAGGAAGGCTTCTGGATCATTGCGGAACCGATCACGGATTGAAGCTGGAAGTGTGGCGAACATCTGGTTCGCCTGGGAAATGGCGGTCATGGCCTCCTGATAGTCGGGATAGCCGATGAAGTTGCCATACTGGCCTTGATATTGAGACACATGGTCGATGATACCGCTGCGCTCGTATTTCGCCATGATGTTGTTGATGTTGCATTCGTCTTTGAACGACTGCTGGGTTCGGCTTTTCTGAGTGAAGGTTTTTGAGACGCGCATTTTAGTTGACCCTCTGAGTTGCGCCGTATCCGGCGGGGTTGATTGTGATCCTAAGACGGTTTCCGGCTTTGTTGCCAGAATTGTTACCTTCCCGCGCTGTTTTCAGGGATTGCCCGTAGAGGCGATTTAAAGAGCGCTCCATAGCTAGTTCGCCCTCAGGGTCTAGCCGGGGAGCCTCAGAGGCCTTCCCGGCCCCTGAGGAGCGTTTATCCGCCTTGTAGCCAGCTTTGATTTCGTTGATGTACTGGGCACCCTGCTTCGCAGTGTTTTTAAATAAGCCCAGAATGTTGTCGACGATCGACAGTTTTGCATCGCCAATGCGGGCAGCAGCCGCGTTCTGGCGATTGGTCTGGTTCTGGCCGTCGGCCTGTTCGCCGATCAGCCTATTTTGCTCGACCAGATTTTTTACGGTCGCAATGTCCTTGAAGGCTGCGACGGCAGAGTTAGCAGCCGCACCTAGTTCGTTGACGGCTGGAATTCCGGCACCGGACGGAGTCGAGGCCCCGCCCTGTTTGTACGCCAGAATTGGATTTAGGCCTGCTGCTCGCATATCGGCCATAGATCGCTGGTAAGCTGTGGATGACATTCTCTCTTGAAATGCCATCTGTTCCGCGCTGATCGCGCGGTTTGCTTCATTCTGCTTGCGTCCGCCGAGCAGAGAAGCGGCGCCGGAAATACCGGCGCCTATAATACTCCCCCACATTAGAAGTGATCGATCATGCCAGGCACGCTGTAGAGCGGCATGGGCCGCGCGCACCGTAGTTGCATGTAGCTATCGAACAAGAAGTGCGGTTCGGTTTGAACCGCGATTACGCGATCAAAGGGTGGATCCTCCTCAATGAATTCGGCCGACAAGGTCGGCGCGTTCGCGAAGTCCTGGGAAAGATGCCAGGTGTCTAGCGACTGTGGGAAGTTGGAACGGAATTCGCCCGTGATGCGGGACGGTTTGTATCGGTACTCGGCGTACCTTTCCTGATAGCCGAATACCAGTTCGTCCTCGGCCTCTACGCCCGAGGCGAAGATTTCCTTCTGGGCGATTTCCTGTTCGCCCAAGTGGCTGAGCGCGGGCCAGTAATAATCGAAACGGGTCGAGCGCGACCACATTCGATCGAGCCCTTGCTGATAGGTGAGATCGGCACGAGCGCAGACGAAACCGATGACGAAGCAGTGTTCGGTAAACGACTTTGTGAAGCCGTTGTTGCTGATCGTAGCCGTGCCGAAGCCCGCAAGATTACCTTGCGGAGTTACGTCTGGAACAATGCCTGTCGGCGTTGTCTGCGGGACCGCAGAGACGTTGATTGCTGTAGAGCCTGACCCGAGAAATTCGGGACGCTGAAGACGTGCATCAGGCGATGTTACGCCAAAGTGGGATTTCAGGATTTCGACATAGCGGGAACCGCCTCGCGCATCGCGCTCGTACATGCGCTGGACCTGAAATGCCTGGCGAAGTTGGTTGATGGTTGCCGCCGTCGCTTCCGAGAGATCGGCATAAATGTTTGGGAAACCCGGGTTCGTCGGGTCTTCCTCTATGTGGAAAGCGTTAGCACCGGTGGCATAGGTCTGGCCGCTGGACGCGTAGGTTTCCGATGCCGTACCGCCAGTTTCGTAAACGACCTGGTCGGCGAAACCATTGAAGACCTGGTCGCCTTTACCGATGCCGGTAACGGGAACGTTGCCGCCTAGCGGTAGATTGACGGACGGGCCTTTCTGGGGCCAAGGCAGGGCCGAAGTGAAATAGTCGTGGCGCTTGCCACGTTTGAGAAGGGTGTAATCCGATGGAAGATCGGGACCGTCATCGCGATTGACAGTAACGCTGTCCTGCAAATTCTGGTCCCTGAACCATTCATTCCAGACCAAGTTGATTGCGCGATGCGGGAGTGCTGAGTGTGTGATGCCTTCGACGCCGACCGGAAGCCCGAGATAGTCTTCGAGGCTGTTTGGAAGATAGCCGCCAACCGGTGGCGACATGGTCGGTGTGATGAAATCCGTACTGTCTTCGGGGTTGATCTGCTCGCCGTTCATTTTTTGCCAATTATCCCAGACAAGACGGTACGGGATCGCGAACCAGAAGTTGTCGAGATAGGCATTGTCCATATACGGATGGATCGGCGTCGCCAATCTGGCAAAGGCCGTCATTTTCATATTGAAGGTATCGCCAGGCAAAGCCTCGTCGATAAAGATCGGGATGAGATATCCCGCGTCGAAGGTTGTTTTGTAGCCGTGCGAACGGTCGAAGCTCGACCGCTGAATTTCAGCCTTGGGTACCTGGCTGAATTGGTGCTGCATGACTGAGGGTTGTTTTGCCATATTACTTATCCCTTATGAATTCGATGGCCTTGCCAATCGGGGCCGGTGTTGCGAAGGCGTCGATCATACCGTTTTCGTCGTCATAATCGCCCAGGTGAAACAGCGTAAAGTCGTCTGGCGTCTTTGCAAAGGCATGAGACGGTTCGTTAAGAGCTGCTTCCATAGCTCGAATAGCCTCGCCTTTTGAACGCTGGAAGACAGGCGGTAGGTAAGCACCTACCTTGCTGTCATAGACAGAGAAGATTTGATAGATCATTTTTCGTAATCCCTTTTCAGCATTGTGAGCTTGGATTTCTGGATAATTTCCCGGTCGTGAAGCCGCCGGGAAGTATTGTCTAATGCAGTAGTTTCGGCTCGCTCAGCGCGAAGCCTTTTGAGCTTGGCAAGACGTTGAGGGTCTTTTTTGCCAAGCAGTTTGTCGTAATAGGCCGGGACGGGATATTCCCGCCCGTTAGCGCCAATTACGCAGTCGGTATCATGGCAATCGGTATCGCCATAGCGGTCGTACCAAGATTGGCCGATGCCGCCTGTATTGAGTTTTTTAGAGCCACGAGACATCTGGTTGAATTCGTCGTGGAGTTTGTGAGGATGACCGGCTGCGTCGTACCAGACGTAGTGATCCCGAGCGATATCGCCGGTCTGTTTTTTGAGAATGTAGCGGGCCACGTAGCCCGCAGAGGCTTGAGTTACCGCGCCTAAGTTGCAATGGCCAAAGCCCCAGATTTTATCCAGGGCTTTTGACGTATAGAGGGTGTCCCCTCTTTTTGTTTTTTTCCAGAACCGTTTATCGGGGAAGTCATACCCGAACAGCAGAAGATGATAGTGCGGTCTGGAGAGTTTCTCGCCGTATTCGCCGCAAGCGTAGAAGCGAAGCCCCGGTATGTTGAGCTGCTGTCGCAGCCGTTTGACGAACAAACTGAGAACGCGGGGGGATACGGACGGAGGGGATGGCAGATGCTCCGGCGCATAGGTCAACGTGAGGTAACTGTTGATCGGATGCATTTTGCTCTCATGTAA